AACTCAAGATGGAACGATCCTTCGTCATCTGAAGGATGTCAAAACCTATATGGCAAGCGCCGGTGTTCGATCCGACATTCTTGAGAGTGAAGCTTCCGTCGGTGTGATTCTGAGAGGGGTCGCGGATCTTTGGAACCTGGAGAGTGGCACTGTTCGATTTAGTCCTTACTTCATGCAACGACTGATCCAACTTAACACTCTTCCGGATCCGGTGGTGTCGAGTGTTTAAGCCCGCTGGCGTCGGATCGTTTACCACTGCGGTGAAACTTCAAAAGCGCATTGCGACAAAAGTCAGTGGTGCCTTGGAATTCTCGTATGAAGATGCGACGGATTCGATCCTCAACTGCAGCTTTAAAACCTATGGTGGAACCGAGTCCATTGTCAATGGAAGTCTCGTTCTGCTGAATACTGCGACCTTGGTGACCTGGTACCGGCAAGACATTCAGGCTGCTGATCGGATCCTCCTGATCCAAGACAACAGCGTCTGGGAAGTGATTGGAGAACCCGAGAACATCGACATGCGGAATCAATACTTGATTCTTAAAGTCCGCAAGTTATCTGGAGGGGCGTGATGAGTAAGAACACGATGAAACTGGATCTAAACGGTGTTAAGGAGCTCTTGGAGCGACTTCAAAAGGCTGGTGGTAACATTGATGCGGCCGCGGAAAAAGCGCTGGTCGAAAGCGCACAGCCCTTCATGGAAGACTTGAAACGTGGGATTCAAAAACACCGTCGAACCGGTCTTACCGAAGCTTCGCTCAAGGATCCGACCCAAATTGAAAGGGAAGGAAATCGGCTCACGTTGAACGTGGGCTTTGATTTAGGGAAAGGCGGATTGCCCGCACTCTTACTCGAACACGGGACACCCCGCATGAAACCTCAACCGTTTATCCAGCCTGCGATTCGAAAAAACCAAGCAAAGTCGCGCAAGATTCAACAAGCTGTCTTGACGAAACTTCTCAAGGAGATCGAACCATGAATGTCCGTGATCGCTTAATTTCAGCCTTGGATCCACTGGGACTGGATGTGCGCCTACAAGGCTCCATCGCGGAGAATGAGCCGCTTCCCGAGACTTTTTTGACCTACTTCATCATCGATAGCCCGGACGGAATCAGTTACGAGGATGGACCGCTTGTGACCTATATCCGAGTTCAAGTCGGTCCCTTATCAACCAAA